GTGGACAGTTTGGGGGGCATACCCCCCCTATGGGGGGGGACCCTCGTTTTTACGCTAGAAACGCGGTTTTTACCCTACTTCGGTGACACAACCCCCGTTTTTGAGCCGTTATGGGCTGTTGTGTGACAGTCCTTGCAAAGGAACCTGACATTGCGTGCATCGAACTCCCTTGAAGGGTCATCGTGCACACGCACGACATGGTGCGCCTCGAGGTAGTCGCACACTGCCTTGCACTGTTCGCAGGCGTAGATCCCTCGAGCATGCCGCAGCTGCTCTTTGAACCTATGCCACTTGGCACCCCTGCCCTTGCCCTTGGGCTCGGGCTTGGATGGCAGCATCGGATCCCACTTGCGTGGTAGCCCCATCAGCCGTCCCTCATGCGCTGCGCCTCGAGGTCGCGCATGAACTGGGGAACGTCGTGCAGGCGCAGGACGATCAGCCATTCACAGTCGTCGGCCCGCATAAGCAGCGCTGTGTGGTCGAGCCTGACCGCGCTGGTCGCTTGGTCGAGTTCTGCCCGCTGCATGATCGACTCGACGCCCAGGCGGGCGTAGCGCTTGACCTCCCACTTCCAGAACGTCATCGAGGTGTCCAGGTCGCTGGCACCGTCGACGCCGTTGCGCGCCGACCGCTGGGCAGCGATGCCCAGGTGCTGGCGCAGCTTCTCAGCCGCCTCGAGTTCGCCGCGAGCGCCCTTGGCGCGTTGTGCTCGGCCCATTAGCCCTCCTCCTCGTACCGCCGACGCTCGATGTCGGCGATCTCGTATCGGTGGCATTTGGCCCGTAGACGCTGGTTCTCGACGGCCATGGCTTTCAGTTCGCTCTCGAGCACCTCGACACGCTTCCGCGTTTCGGCTGCTCGATCGATCATCAGCATCATGGCCCTGGCGAGGGTGTCGGCTTGGGCTTGATCGGACGTTTCAGGTGCCATCTGGAACCACCTCCTGCGGGGTGCTCAAATGTTTCCGAACCAACGAATACCGAATTTCTGTCGCCAGTTCGCGCATTTCGGTCGACTGTTCGCGCATATCGATGGAAAGAACACACAAGCGCTCGAGCCACTCTCTGCGTTCTTGCTCGATCTTTTCCACTTCCTTTTTTGCCCGCTCGGCTCGCATGATGTTTTCGCCGTAGCGAGCCAGTTTGCGAATCACAGAGGAGATCAGCAGCATGTCATCGTGCAGCTGCGGATCGGGTTCCTTTCCGGTTTCGTAACGCAAGCGCGATGCCGCCAGAAGCGTTGCGTGTTTGGCTTGCAGCGCTGGCAGGATGTCGTCGACGGTCGCGTATTTCTGATTGACCAGTCGACTGTTGCCGTTTTTGCGTCCTCTGCTCATTGGTCGTCCTCCCATGCGGCGGCGGGAGCGCCCACAAGGCGCGACTCGTCCGCTCGCACTGCTTGTTCGATCTGATCGATCAGGCCGGGCGTAAGCCCGTGCCTCGCATATCCGTGACGATTGATGCCTTGGGGGGGGTTGACAAACCCCCCTTCGGGGGGGTACGACAGCGAGCGAGTCGCAGCGACTCCGCTAGACGCTCCGCTAGCTCCCGCCGCTGTCGCCCCCTGAGGGGAGGGGTCTGGGGAGGGGAGCGCAGCCAACCGACGCGATGCTTCCTCGATGAAACGACTGTAGATCGTGCGGTCTTTGTGGTTCTGCCACTGCGCGTCGACGGCCTCGATCATCACCCGCAGTTCGCGCATCGACTCTGCGTCGAGCGGTCGCCCCTCGTCGATCTCCTCGAACCACGCCCCGTCGCCGGGCTTGACCCACTGCGCCTTGATGACGGTGCCAGGGCGGTCACGGTGGACCGCCTTGGCTTCGGCGAGCGTGGCGTACGGGCCGAACGCCGCCCCTGCCCTGCGCGGGTACATCACCCAGTGAGCGATGATCCGGCAGGCCATGCTGGGCTGCGTGGTGTCGTACCGGGGCACCAGTGCCCCGTAGATCGTCCCGAGCTGCTCGACGGTCAGGGCGTTGCCCTGGCGCGACTGGCGGGCCCGTTGGATCGACTCGCGCACAAGGTCTTGGCGCAGCTTCGAGAACCGTTCGTGGAACCCGTCGTGCACCGGCTGTGGCGCACGCTCGAGGCTGGGGAAGCACCGCCGCAGGTACTCCCAGTTGCCCGTCCAGGTGTAATGCTCAGAATGGGATGTCACTGTCCACCCCCGTGTCTTGGTCAGGCTTGTAGGCCTCGACGCTCTCGAAGTTCCAGTAGACGGCGTCGTTCTTCTCGGTGCGCGTCACGCCCTTGAGCCTGACCAGGCTGCCGACGCCCTCAGGAATCAGCCACCGCCGGAACGTGCTGAACCTGGTCCGGTCTGGGTCGTTCCACAGGATTACGGACGTCGGCGACTTCGGGCCCGCGCCCTCGGTCAGTTTGGTCACCACGCCGACCGCGTCGGTGTAATAGACCTTCGTGCGACCGCCGGTCTTGCCGTCGGTGCCCAGTTCGCGCACCTTCCAGACGGGCCGCAGCTCGAGCGGAGAGAACGCCAGCGGGAACCGCTCCGGCGGCTCGTCAGGCAGGTCGCCAGCCGGTGCAGCCGGTGCTCGAGCAGGCGGGTCAAAGGGAATGACGGTGGCGGGCGGGGGCACGGCTACTTCGCCGCGTGGAGCCCCCCGCCCTACCGCCGCTTCTCCGTCGTCGTCGACACCAGCCGGAACGGCGGCCAAAGCAGACAGGCCGAAACGACGGGCGTAGGTGATGGCGCTGCCGACGCCTTGCGCGTCGTGCTTGCCGGGTGCGATGTGCAGGGTCGACTCGATCCACTCGCCAGTTTCAGCGTGCAGCAGACGGGTCGTGACGAACACGAACCCGTCCGCGTAGCCGGTGCCCTGGGCGATGGCGATGCCATGCTTCGACAGCGCCGGACGGCAGGCCTCGTCGACTGCTTGCAGGTCGGCGTACTTGGATCGGAAGTGCGGGTTGGTGGCGTCTTTGACGGCCACCCCGATTTCGCGCTGCGCAGCTGCGAGCGCCTTGGCGATTGCGCCAATCGTTGGACTGGTGATCACGCCCCCACCTTCTTTCGCTTCGCGGACCGTTCTGCTCGTTCCCGCGCAAGTTCACGATGCAGTTTCACCCATTCAGCACGCATCCGCATAGCCGCTGCTTTCTGTGCAATCGGGGTAGTGTGCATCGCAACATGACCGCTGGGGGCGATGCCTGCCACCACGTAGGTCTGTGATCGGTCCCTGTCGTTGATCACAGGAATGACAGCAATGATGTAGCCAAGAGCAGTAGTTCGGTGCTTCGGTTTCTGCTTCACGCCCCCACCTCCCCGTACATCCAGCCAGTTTGCGGGTCGATGTCGGACAGCGGCAGGCCATCGTCGGCCAGTTCAGACGGTTCAGGACGTTCCATGTCAGTGACTCCAAAACCACACGACGGAGAGGTTGCAGACGGCACCGAAAGCCGCCTACAGGAGTCAAAATCAACGTCCTACTTTTACGTCCTCTTTCAGTGATAACGCTAAAACCCTTCGATTATCACTAAACAGAACACATATTCTCGGACGCGCTTTCAGCCTAAAAACGCGGCTTTTGGGCGTTGACAGTGACCCTAGTTACCAACGGTGTGGACGTTGGTTATCACTTGATATCGACGATCTTTGGTTTCGTCTATAGGTCCGACACCGGATTATCGCCAAAAGGCAGCATTTTGTTCAGCGCCTCGCGCCTTCGCTGGCAACCGCCGCACGGTTGGATTCCGACCGCCTTGGTCGCAGCTGCCACGACGTCGCCCAGACCGTTAATTGCGTCGACCTCGGCAAGCAGTTCGGTGATCACCGGTCGACCATCGCGCAGCTCGACGCCCCAGGTCTGCACCTTGCCGTCAACTCTGAGGATGTATGGCTTACGACTCACAAGAGAACGTGATGGTTAGTGACTTCAACGGCTTCCAAATGCACTGGCCAGCCTCGATGGTCATGTAGTAGGCGTCGCGCACTGAATATCCGTCGATGCAGCAGCCGTCACCAGCGTTCCGCAGGTACACGCCGATCAGCCATGTGCTCGAGTTGCTATATCGACCTGCGCAGGGATCGCCAAAAGGTACGTCGGCATCGAGGATGTAGCCGGTCGTCACACAGAACACAGCGTCGAACTTGGTCAACGGGAACGGGTCACACGACAGGCACGAAATGGTGGCCGCATCGACGTCGCAACCGATGATCCCTGCGGTGACGTATGGAACGTCAAAACCAGTCGACGGTGGGTTCGGCGTCAGGTAGTTGACACAACAGCCGTTGGTGTAGATCTTGTCGACGGTGTAGGTACCGTTCGGAACGGTCGACGGGTGGCGCGTCAGGCTGTTCTTGATGACGATGTCGTCAATCGGCGATCCCTGCGGGCACGGGCTGGGCGGCCGACGCATGACGCAGCTTGTCGAAATGGTGTGCGTGGCGCAATCATCGGTCTTGACGGCAAACGCCAGTTCAGCGGTGTAGTACTCGCAGCAGTTCGGATCCTCGGGGAAGCTGAAGTTGCAGCGGCACGGATTGTCGTAGCCGTTTTCCTTGCACCACTCGGTGTGCTCAAACGAGATTGGTACGGCACCGGTGTGCTCGATGAGTGTCGGCCCGAAGTCGTGCCCGAGCCGGAACGGGCTGAACGAGTTCAGGCCAGCCGACAGACCGTCACGACGCCATGTTCCGGGGTCACCGAAGAAACGCCAGTTTCCGTTGGGGAGGCTGTACCAGTGCCTGCCAGTGCCGTTGTACAGACCTGTCAGGTTGTTTGGGCTGGTGCCCAGGGCTCCCGCTACCTTGCCGATAAGCGCAGAGTTGCGCAGTTCAAATCCGACGACCAGTTGGTCGTAGGAGCCACCGGGGCAGCACTTCTGCACGATTGGCCAAACGATCTCAAACTCGCCCGCAGTCGCGTCGGTGCCTCGGAACACGGGAACCGAGTAGTTCCAAGGACGGGTCTGTATGCCTGCAATGCCAGGCATGACCACTGGGTACGGGTACTGGTCAATCGGGTCGGGGAAGCTGCATACGTTCTCGAGCGTCTCAGGGTCGATGGCAGTCGTCGAACCGACGTATGTGCCAGTCAGTGACACACTGCCGCCGACAAACTGGATCGACGATCCGTGGTAGATCAGCGAACGGTGGATTGAATAGAACCAATAGCCAAGACCCACTGGCGTCGCGCAGTAGGTCGGCCATTCACCGCAGCAGACAATCGGCTCCTGCGGGTTGCAGCAGCATTGACGCGCTAGGGTCAAATCTTCTGCTTCTTGCAAAGCCACACGCCGACGCCGACACCGATGACGCCGAGGAGGAGAGCAAACCAAACGCTACCGAGGAATGATGCCATTACCGCTTTCTCTTTCTTGGTCGGCTTGGAGTGCGAATCGGCGCGGCACGCCGGAATGCCGCGTCGAAGGTTGGATCGGCCCGGCGCAGCTCGGCGACAGCCGCCAGCGCTTGGTCCGGGGTCAGGTCGATGAGACTGGCCGTCAGTTCGGCCGCCTTGCGCTCGGTCGGCGTCACGATGCCCAGCCAGCCCTTGATGAACTTGCCGACGCCGGTATGCCACACGAGGAACACGACCCCGAGCACGGCCAGGGCGATGCAAACCCAGACGAGGGGGGCCACCCACCAGGGCACCTGGTCCTCCACGCCTGTCAACGCCATGTAGATCAGATCCACGGCGTCAAGGATACGGGCCTGCTCGCCCTGGCCAGCCACGGCTTCGGTCTTGATGACTGGCAGACTCGGCTGCGGTGCATCCGCCTCGACGGCGATGCGCTCGAACCGCTGGCCGCTCGAGTGCGCCAGCCGCCGCACCTCGGTCGTGTTCGAGGCGATGAGCTCGGACGGGCCTGCGCAGCCGGTCAGGACGGCCAGCGCTAGTACGGTGGCCCTCATAGCCCCTCCGCCGTTTGCAGGGCTTCCAGCCAGCGCTGACGGCGTGGATGGCCCTGCGCGGCCGCATGCTCGAGGTAGACGGTCAGATGATCGATGATCCTTGGCAGCTGCTCGGCCATAAGCACCGGATCTATGCGCCCGGCCTGCGCGTCATCGACCCAGTCCGCCGCCCCCTCGAGGCCTGCGACAATCCCTGCTTCAAGGTCACCATGTTGCATGCGCCACCCTCCTCCAGGTGTTCGTAGCAGTGCAGACGTACAGGTATGACGCATCCCAACAGATGTCTCCGGCTGTGCCAGTATCTGACGCACTGCTCGGCGTCTTGGCGTTCACAACGCGCACGCGGTTCCCGCTGATGATCCCGACGCTAGTCGTTGTGCCGTGCAGTTTGGTTTGAGTCGTGCTTGAGGTTCCGATCACCGTCGTGTTGGCACCGTCGCCGATGGCACTCGCGCCGATGACGATGCTGTTGCTGTCGCTGTTGTTCAGTCCTCGGCACTGGCTTCCGATGTAGACGCTGCTCGCCGAAGTCGTGAGAGCCGTCGTACCGTCGCTGTGGTATCGCGCCGCCGCGTATCCGATCACGACATTGTTCTGCGATGTAGCCCCGGTGAGCGCATAGCCCGCCGTTGAACCAAACGAGGAGTTGAACGAGTGCGTGACGCTGTATAGCCCCTCGAGTCCCACGGCCACATTGTGCGATCCCGACTGGTTCGTGTAGAGCGACTGGATGCCAAATGCGCTGTTCCACGATCCCGTCCGGATGTTCACCTGCGAGTTGTAGCCAAGCGCAGTATTTCCGTCTCCGCTTGAGTTCCAGAAGCCCGCTTGGTTTCCGACAAATGTGCACCCGTCTGCCCCAGATGTGAGTTGACCTCCCGTACTCACTCCGACCACCGTGATATTCGTCCCTGCCGCACCACGCCCAACGCGCACCGAATTGATGTACGAATCCGACGCGATCCCGGCCCCGCCTGCAATGATCAGCGCGCCAGTCGTGCTCGACGCGCTAGCCGTCGTGCTCGTTCCCGTGATCGTCGTGAATCGTCCGCTAGCCGCCGTGGTCGCCCCTACGGTCGCCCCGTTGATCGTGCCGCCGGTGATGGCAGCAGCTGCGTCGTTTGACCAAATGAAGATGGCCGCACCGGCTGAATTTTCGGCAAACAGTTTGCCGTCGGTCGTGTTGATGGCTGGTTCACCCGTGACCAGTTGCCCAGTGGTAGGAACTGCCGCCGCAGTGCTCGAGCGCTTCAGTCTGATTTGGTCGGTCATCAGTACGTCCCCCCGTCGATCTCGTTGATCAGGGCTGTCGGGCACTCGCCGTCATACTGGTTCATGCGCTCAAACAACGCCACGTTCAACCCGTCCGCCTTGGTCACGACAAATGCCCAAACGACGGCGTTGTTGGGCACAGCGAGCAGGTTGAACCCTGCAGCGTTCGCCCTGGTTGCGTTGACGCCACCGGCTGCGACGGCCGCCGTATTGCCGAACTCGGCGAGGTTGTAGGCGGTCAGGGCCGTCAGTTCAGTCTGCGTGACGGCAGCGACTGCCGTGCCGCCACTGTCGGGCTGGCACAGTTTGAGCGTGTAGGTCCAACGGTTAGACGCCAGCACGGCCGACGAATCGACCTGCATAAGAACTGCCTGAATCCCACTGAAATCGGTACCGATCAGGTCGCGCAGCTGCGCCTCGTTGTCATAGACAAATGCAGTGGCCTGCGTCATCCGGTTCAGCACCGGCGCGGGCATGCCCGCGGCGCCGAACGTGTAGGTTGGGCTGAATTGGCTCATATCACCATGCCGGTAGATCAGTTGTTAGCGCGTTCATCACTTCCTGCGGGAAGATCACGCCAGGCGTGTTGAAGTTGATCTTGGTCGCCGGATACGGCTGCCGCCATGCCGCCTTAGACGTCCCGCGTGCCTGGTTGCCGCCGCCGCCCCAGTTGTAGAGCGTGTCGAGCCACAGGCCGCCGTCCGTTGGACGGCGGAACGGAACCTGCTCAAGGTGATATGCGCCGTCGTACAAGAAATTCCAAGACACTTGCACGGTGCCTTGGCTCAATTCCCTCTCCTCATATCCAAGGAAAACAACCGATCCTGCGGGGAGGTTGATCCACATGGTTGAGTTTCTCTTGTTTGCGTTGTTGATGATGTCTTCTTTCGCCGCAAACGTGGTCATCCAGTAATTGGCTTGGGTGTCGGCCAATAGGTTGTACGTCGTTTCAACGGTAATGGCTGCTCCCACCACCGGGCTGCGAACTGGTTCCCCCATGACGTTGACCACCTGGCCACTGATTAGGCTTGTCGGCGGCGTCGTGGCGTCTCCATTGGTCGGATACGACGATGGGACGACGTAGACGTCGGCTAGCCGGTTGCGCTGCTGGTATTGGAGCCTGACCGTGGCGTAGGCGTTGTTCCCAACAATCGGAGCGCTAGCCCGCGCAACGATGCGCCAAGTGTTGGCGCGATCAGCAACCGCCTCGACTTCAATAGAGTCGACCAGCAGCTGCCGGGCGTTCAGGTCAGCCGATCCAACGTACAGGCGCTGTCCGACTTTGGGGATGGTCGACCAGGGCGCTCCTGTCCCCTTGGCAAGGGCGTAGATCGTCCAAGTCGTATCGGCGGCGCCGCTGTAGGCCGGGTCGTCCTCGTAGGCCAAATAGGTCCGGGCTTCCTGACTGCTAGCCGGTTCCTGCGCGACGTTCAGGTTGGTGCTGTGTGACAGGAATTTGACTTGCCACGCCATTACCGTGCCCCCTTTGAGTTGCGTTCGATCTCGGCGAGAATGTAGGTCTGCCGCTCCAGCTGCATGCGCAGACTCTCAAACTGCTCCGTTTGACCACCTGCGACTGCGAGACCTGACTGCATGCGAGTTAGTGCGAGTTCCGCAGCTGCTCGATTTGTCGGATCTTCAAAACCGCCGCCTTCGCCACCAGTCATAAGGCTGGACAGCGGCCCGAGGTTCCCGCCGAGAGCCTCAGAACCGACAGCGCCAAGATAGGTAGCGCCACCTTCCAAACCCTTGACGATGTTGGATATGTACGACCCAGGACCCTCGAGGAAGTTTTCGAGCGATCGACCAATCGTCGACCCCTTCTGCTGCGCCATGAGTCCAGAGATGACTTCCTGCTCGGCCTGCATTTTGATACTGCGCGCTGCTGCCTCGTCCAGACCGGCGCCCACCATGCGCTGGCCGACCTGCATCTTCATTAGTTCGGCCTGTTTCTCTGCCATCATCATCTTGCCGCTGAACGGGGCCATCAGGTCGGCTTGAATCTTTCGCGCCTGGGCGTGGGCTTCCATGACGCTGCTAGCAAAATTGACGATTGGCAGCGCCATAGCGGCGCTGATTGCGCTCCCGATCTGATTGCTCGACTTGCGCAACCGCTCGAGCTCGGCGGTGGCCGTCTGAACGCCCTTGCGCAGGCCACCGATGTCGAAGTCGATTCCTACTCCGAGCCCGACTTTTGCCATACCGCAATCCTTTCGAGAGTCGTCATCCAGTCAGCCTGGCGCGGCTTGCGCCAAGGTTGCACTACCGATTCGGGCTGCCGAGTCAGCCCATACGTCAGGACCGTCAGCAGGTGTTCTATTCGGTCTGCTGCGGTCCACTCCAAGGGTTTGCCATGACCCCCCGAATCAGGGCCGTGGCAAGGTGCAGGTCAAGTGCCGTCGACCCGTGCACGCCGTCGACTCGGGTGCACGACTCGAGCACCAAAGCCTGCTTGTCGGCCTCGTCTAGCTGCTCGACCTTCCGCCACTCGGCGACGGTCAGCGGCCGGACCTCGAGCCGCCCAGGGAACGACGCTACCGATGGATCAGTGAACTGCCGCCACATGTCAGGCCCGCGCCACAGTGATTTCGCCGGTGTACTGCCACGACACTGAGGCAGACTGGACGGCATCGTTTGACCAAGACGGGTTGTATCCCGTGATGATCGCCGAGCCGCTGAAGTCCACGCCGCCAGCGGCAGCGCCAGACGCTGCGATGGCGACCGCAATGGATGCCGTGCTGGGCGTGGCTCCGGCGAACTTCTGTGCAAGCGACAGAGCCGTAGCACTGTCCATGTGAATCGTCGCCGAACCGCTGACGGTCGGCCGACCTTGAATGGCGGTGGTCAATACAGCGCCAAGCGTGGTGGTATCGACGGCCGTGCTCGATGCGGTGATGCTGATATCGGTAGCGTCGACGGCGGTGCCGCCAAAACTGATCGTTGTGCCATTGCTGATGACTGCCATGACTTAGCCTCCTGTTGCCCAAATGCGGTAGGTCTGACGGACCACACGCGGGCCGTCATCCGTCCCCTCTTGATCGTCCATGCGCTCGACGTCCTCGCCGTCAGTACCTGACCAACGAATCAAAGTGCCATCGACAGTTCCATACGAGGTGTTGTCGTTCAAGATGTCTGCAACGACGGCTGCCAGTGCTCGAGCTCCTGACATAGTCGTAGCAATGCAGTCGATCGACACTGAGAACTCAGCGAGACTGGTGGTCCCCGTCAGCGTCCGCACTGGGGTCCTAGCGTCCACGCTGTAGACGATGGCAGGCAGCGCCGTGCCCTCGCGGCGCCATTCCGGGCTGATGCGAGTGCTGACCAGTCCGGTCACCGCAATGTCGTCGGACAGCCTCCGGCGTAGGGCAGTCTCAATGCTCACGACTTTTTCCTTTTCAGGTTGGCCTTCCGGACGAGGTCGTCAAATTGCTCTTCGATGACCGTTGCAAGGTCTTCTAGCGCCACCTTCGGCGGAAACTGGTCTTGCGTTGCTTTTTTGATGCCCCACCCCGGCTTGGAGTCGACGATGGGCGCGACGTAGCTGCGCGGCTTGCGCTTGTATCGCATGCCCGCCCGTGCGGTGGTCTTTTCGCCGCGGGTGTCGGCGTTCGACTGGATGACCGACGCTGACGCCTTGCGCAGGCTCATTTGGGCGCCGTAGCTGCGGTGCGTTGCGCCATGGCTGCGCCAGTTCGCCTGATACATCTTGCGCAGGCGCGTCAGGCTACGGCGCAGCAACTGCTTGGCAAGGTTGCGGCTAACCCGGTCAGGCAGAACTAGAAAAACGCGCTCCGCTCGCAGTAGTTGCTCGTCTGCTCGCGAACTGCCTTTGCCGCGCATCTGCTCAAACGCAAATGCTGCGTTCCGCTGGCGGCGAGCAAACGCAACAGAATTGGCGTAGTGCTCGGGGCTGCTGAACGTGGCGCCGCGGCGGAAGGTCATGCCGTCACCTCGAGCGCCTCAATGTGCAGTTCCATGCGCCGCAAATCGGGATCGACCACGCCCGTCAGCTCGAGTGTCCGGTCGGTCTTGCCCGTTTCGCGGAGCAAGATGCGGCTTTTGATCGTCACCGAGTCGATCCACGGGATGACGATGCGGTAGGCGCTCTGCCCCCTGGTGACGTCGACCGATTCGATACTGCGCCCGTCGGCGTTCTCGATGTAGCCGAGCACCGTGGCGAGCGTCGACCATGTCTTGGTCCCCTGCCCGTAGGAGTCCACCGACATGCTGTAGTTCTGCACCGCCATTTCGTGGCGGAACATGCCACGCGGAGTCATGCAATTGCCCTTTCCTTCAGCATGGCGGTCAGCATCTGCTGGGCCTTGCCCTCGATGGCTCCCGTGCTGTCGCCGCGGTCGGCGTACAAACGGGCGCACAGCTGCAGGACGAGCATGTTGATGTAGTGGTCGCCGACCAGCGTGGTCCAGTTGATGGCCACGGGCCGCGTGTATTCCTCGTCAACCAGGACGGCTAGCCGCTCGCCGTCCCAGTGCTTCTCCGGCGTGACGGTCTGCACGACGGCATCTTCGTCGGTGTAGACCATCTGCAACACTCCTGCTGTGTTGACTGGCTGAATCGGGAGCACAATCCAGATATCACCCTCATCGGACACGGTGTAGGTGCGCTCGAGCGCCTGCACCGACAGGCCGGTAGTTCGCTCGACAGTCTCGCGGGCCGCCGGAAGCAGGATCGTGCCGATGTACGTGTCATCCTGCGTGTGGAACACGCGCAGATGCGTCTTGACGTCGCTAGTCGTGAGTGATGGCATGGGAAAGGCGGGTAGGAGGTTTCCCCCCTACCCGCCCGGGGTCACTGGCTGATGTCAGGGCGCCTTGTTGATGATCACGCCGCCTGCGCGCTTGTCGACGATCTGCGCGTCCGAACGCATCGAACTGCGGTAGTGAATGATGCCGCTGCCGCTGCTCGAATAGGGGTCGACAACAAACGACACTTCCTTGCGGTCAACGATGCGGTAGGCGCGCGCGAGGTCGCCGAACCAAATCAGGTTGCGTGGTGTGCCGGACAGGTACACATCGGCAAACTCACTGATGTAGACCGGACGGCCCATCAGCATGCCAGCCGCACCGTCCTGCAGCATCATGCCCTGCATGCCGTCATACAGGAAGGTGCCAGTGGTGGCAGCCTTGAGCTGCAGCAGTGCGCCCCAGGTCGCCTGGTTCATGATCCAGCTGCCGTTCTGCGCGTACGCCGTGGGAACCGTGGTGTACAGGCTAATGACGTCGTCGAAGTCAGGCGCGACGTTCGTTGCGCCAGTCTTCACCGAGTACTGCCAAGAAGTGTCGTCGTACAGAATGCCCTGTTCCTGACTGCTTCCGGTACCCTTGGTGTGCTTCTCAGCACGGTACTTGCCATGCGCACGGGCATGGTCTGCCACCACCTCGGCTGCGATGTCGATGGAAGAATCGAAAAGCAGTTCTTCCGTGACCGGCGTCGTGGCAGTCGCCTTGTACGCGCCGAAGGTCTTCAGAATGGTGGTGAAGTTGGATTCGGTGTACGCCACCGCTTCTGCCGTAGCAGTGACGGTCGTACGGCTGTCGATCACAGGGAGTCGCAGGTTGTTGGGGACCGTCTGCACCGTCGCCAACTGACGGATGGGATCGGCCCAGTCGAGCCACTTGACGAACTCACCAGTCATGACCGACTGCGGCACGGTGTTGCCTGCGGTCGCAGCAGTGCCAACGGTCAACGTGGTGCGCAGGTCCAGCGAGCCAGAACCCTCGCGGCCACGGGTGGCAAAGAAACGCGCCAGTTCGGCATCGTTCCCGCCGCCGCGGTTCTCAGGACGAGCCACAACCTGGCTGTTCTTGGCCTTGATGGCGTCGAGACGGCCACGAACGGCCATGCCCTCGAGCTGCGCGTCAATGCCGCGGATTTCTTCCTCCGCCAGGTCGAACGCACGGACGGCGTCCGGCGTGGCAACGGTGGCGTGGTTCTCGCACGCAGCGACAAGCTGCGCACGCTTTTCGAGCAGTGCTTCACGATTCATTTCTTCAGTTCTCCTAGCCGCAGCCGCAAGAACCGGCCAACGAGGCCGGTGTGGTGTGAGAACGCCCGTACCGCGGCCGCGGTCGCCTCATAGGCGGGCGTATGAACAAGGCTGACCTCGTACAGGCGGGCGCTCAGGACGCTGCGACGGTTGCCCGTCCACTTGTCCTTGTCTGCCACGAACCCGAACGACATGTGCTGGTAGATGCCGTCGCGCAAGAGCACGCGCATGTCCTGCCCGTCGCGTGTGTCGGGCAGCTGCGCCCGGAACGACACGCCGCGCTCGCCCTCCTCGAGCACAAGCGTGCCGCTGCGCGTGTCGGCGAGCACACGCCCACCGTCGTGCTCGACCAACATGGCGACGTTTCGCTTGCCGATGTCCTCGGCAAATGCACCCCGCTCAATCGTCTCGATGAACGGGAGCGGCTGGCTGTCGGTCCCGTAGGGGATGGCAAGGCCGCTGACGGTGTTGCCGTCGACCTCGGCGCGGCATTCGATGCTGCGTCGGTCAATCTGCATCGGGTGACTCGCTTTCCTCGTCCTCGCGG